AAGGATTTGCTAGTGCTGCATCTTGGAAAGGAATTAAAGTAGTAATCCTAGATGAAGCAGATTTTATTACCATTCAAGGACAAGCCGCTTTACGAAATGTAATTGAGACATTCTCTCGCTCAACACGTTTTATATTAACTTGTAACTTTATAGAGCGAATTATTGACCCTTTACAATCACGATGCCAGGTACTTAAAATTGTACCCCCAACAAAAATGGATGTGTATAACCATTTAACTTGGATTTTAACTGATCAATTAAACTTGTCTTACTCACCTGAGGATATCAAGTCATTGATTATAAAATACTATCCTGACATGCGTAAAATGTTAAACGTTTTACAGATGTCTGTAAAAGACGATGAAATTGTACTTGATGAAACAGTTTTGACCTCAAACAACTATATCAAAGAGGTATTGAAAGAACTAGCAGGTAAGAAAAATTGGACTACTATTAGACAAATTATAGCAGATTCAAACGTTAAAGATTTTGAAGATTTATATCGTAACTTATTTGAATACGCCCCAAAATATGCCCCAGGTAAGGAAGGATTAATAGCAATTATTTTAAATGAACATTTATATCAATCAAACTTTCGAATAGACAAAGAAATTAACGTAATGTCTGCAATTGCAAAGATTATAGAAGTATTATAATATTTATTATAAAATAATGAAATTACTCCATATATTAAAAGAAATAACGTTTGGGTGTATGAGAAGGTTTGCTTGTAGAAACTTTAAAATTATAACCAATTTTGATAGCAAACTTTCTTATACACCTTGTTATGTGTATGTGTGAATTATTAAGTTAGAATGTTTATTCGGAGAACTGAACAAAAATTTTAAAAGAAAAAGAAAGTGTATTTTTTAATTCTTAATATTTATATAAAAAAAACAAATGAAGGATTTGAAACAACTTATTAAAACCACGATACGAGAGTTTCTTGAAGAACAAGAAATTTATGAAGGTATATTTGATAGATTTAAAAGAAATGAAATCTTCAAACAAAAACCTAATATTTGGACACATACTACTTATTCTGATGAATTAATAAATCTCCTTAAATCAGGTGGTCAATTTATTGGTAAAAAGGAAGATTTAACTAAATTTAATATACCAATGAAAGGTAGTTTTGCTACATTTGTAAATCAACATTCACCAAACTTTAAAAAAGGTTCAATATTTCAAGGATTTGAACAACATCCATATTTGATTACAACTGAATTACCAGATAGTGCCTTTCAACCAAATTGGAATAGTAAAAATTATGATAACTTGGATGACAGTCAAAATGTTGGTGTTTTAAAACCAGAATATCGTGATTCTAAAAACTTCAAGTTGTGGAAAAGGAATAATAAGGGTCAATTTGAATTAATAAGATAAAGTGGGTGGGATTTTTCTTTTACCTCGGATATTATTAAAATATTAACTCAAGCAGGACTTACATATGTGCCTCAACCATGGGATAGACTTGAAGAAGATTCTTATAGTGGAACATTCAAAGTAAAATAAAAAAATAAAGGTTATGAAACACCTATTAAAATATACTCTTTCGTGGATATCTCAAAATTTGGCCATACCTTTCTGGACAATCGGTCATATCCACTTGATGACAACAGTTTATGAAGATATACATGAAATACTAATGTCGCTTGGAATGAACATAATAGTGGCAGCAGGTTTTATCCATGACTTTATAGAATATAGAAAAGAAAAAGTAACCAATAAAAACAAATAAAATGCAAGAACAACCAAGGTTGAACATTGACTTCAAAAACACATCAGCTGTAACTGGCTTTGATGGAGGTCATCTATTTGGGCAAGCAATCATTGTCCGCAAAGTTTCTAAATTTTTAGTTGGAGCTGAAGAAGACCAGCTAATTCCTATTCCAGTTTTTTATGACATGGAAAGTAAAAAAATCTTACCTGATTCGCTTCCATCAGATCTTCGTGACGAATATAAAGATATTATCTTAAGTGTCTAAGAAGCATACATAGATTTGTATCCTTCTAATATGTATAATAAACGAAGTGATATGAAAATATGTAATGTGTGTAAAACAAAAAAACCATTAGACGAATATTTTAGATCGAATCATGGTACCTGTAAAGTTTGTAATCGAGAAAAGAATCGTGAACGCAACAAAAAAAGGTACCATGATGATCCAACTTGTCGACAATATCAACTAGATAAAGCAAAAAAATATGTTAAAGAAAGACCTGGATATTGGGCTAAATGGAGGGAAAATAATAGAGATAAAATAAAAGAAACTAATGCAAAAAATAAAGAATATAAACGTAAATGGGCCCAATCCCAAAGACAAAATAATATTCAATATCGATTAAAAGAAAATATTTGAAGTAGAATTAATTTAGCTTTAAAAAACAAAAGTAATTCAAGTGAAGAACTTTTAGGTTGCCCTATTGAAAAATATATTGTATATTTAGAGCAACAATTTGACCAAAATATGAATTGGAAAAACTATGGAACATATTGGGAAATAGATCATATTAAACCAATTTCATTGTTTGATTTGACAAAAAAACAAGAAATTAAAAAATGCTTTAACTATAAAAATACAAAACCACTCTCTATAAATGAAAACCGGCAAAAAGAAAATAAAGAATATTTTTGAATGGCTTAACGAAATAACCCTCTACAAAACCCCAATTGAAAGTATTTCGGAAGAATCATGGAATGTTTGGAATTCTTGGCTGGTTAATAAATACGTATCAATGGATATACGTTATGTTGAATTGGCAAACTATGTTCAAACTCTACCTTACGAGAACAAACAACAAATATACCAAATTTATAGAGAGATGATTCCAAAAGCAAAAACGTTCTTGAAGTATATCAAGTCAAGAACAAAGAGACAGCCTGCAACGTTGGTAGAGTACGTAGCAAAACATTTTGAATGCAGTTTAGGCGAAGCAGAAGAGTATATTAACCTTCTACGCGAACATGGTGTACGACAAGTGTTGTACTTTATGGGTGTAGATGATAAAGAAATAGAAAAACTATTAAAATAATAAACAACGATAATCCCCAAAGAACATTTCTTAAAAACTGCAGAATCATACCTCAAACTGACTTAGTTGTAACTTCAATTATTGATCAATTTATTTCAAGAGCCACAATGGGAAAGGAAAAATACGGGTGTGATTTGGATAGAACAGACTTGAATCTTTTAGATTATATAAACCACGCTTTAGAAGAACATATGGATGCTATCTTGTATTTGCAAAAAGCTAAAAAAATCCTTGAAGAAGAATATAAAAAAACAGAAAAGTAACATATTTATGATAAAATACTTTAAAATGGATAAAGAAACTTTACGCATGCAAATGCTTTCAGGTATAATCACAGAAAGCGAATATAAAGCAAAATTAAAAAAATCTAAAAAAGACTCATTAAACGAACACTACGTTGCAGGAGGAATTGTAGGAATTGTAGGAATTGGAGCTATCAATCAAATTCCATCTCGTGTTAAAGAAGATTACGAAGATGCATTTGAATATTTCTTAGGTCAAAAATATGCTTTAAATGGAGCTGATGAAGCTACTGCTGTAGGTGAAAAAGTTGAAGCTGCTGTAGAAGACAAATTGGAAGCAACAGTTGATAACTTATCCGACGAACAGAAAGATCAATTAAGAGCTGAATTAGCTAAAGCAGGTATTACTGCAAATTCAAAAATTGAAGATGTAGCCGGTAAACTTGACGAATCATTAACCGAAGTTGAAGGTGATACTAAAGCAAAAGTAGCTAATGCTTTAAGTGATATAGGTGGTGGATTAATGAAATCCCTACTTGTTCCCATCATTCCAGTAGTTATTGGAAGTATGGGCCCTGGTGTAGCAGCTGGATTTGCAATTACTGCTGGTGTTGCTGGGGGATTGATCGCTTTAGCTAAATTGCTAGGTGCAGAAAAATCAATGGAAGAAGGTAAAGAAGTTGAAGAGCCAACCAACTACTAAAATGAACCAAAGAGACACAATCACACTAAATGTTCCTCTATTTATTCGTTTACTCGAATATGCTAGAGAAGATGCCCAATCAGATATGGACTTACATTCTGTAACTGAAAATGCAATCAGTTTAGCCCTTTCAGGTAAAGTATTAACTATGAGAGACTATGGAATGATTGTTGGTACTCCGGAAGACATTGAAGAAATTAAAATGATGCAAGTACGAGCTGGAATTATTAAATAATTTACGATACGGCTTAGGACCGTTTGCTAGTTATAGCAAGAGAATGTTTTATTCGCAACCAAAAACATTTTCAAAAAATTAAAAAAGCTTGCCTAACCGCAGGCTTTTTTTTATCTTTAGGTAATGAAAAAAAAGTTACCTTCTATATTAAAGGAAATAAAAACCAAGATTTTACCACAAATAGACTACGCAACTCAAAAGTCTATTTCATACTCTCAAATGTCTATGTTCAATGAGTGCCCTAAAAAATGGTCACTTCAATATAGAGAAGGACATAAAGTATTTACCTCTTCAATTCACACTGTTTTTGGAACTGCATTACACGAAGTGCTCCAACATTATCTTACAGTAATGTACGAACAAAGCGGAGCAGAAGCAGACCGCATCAACACAGCTGAAATGCTTGAAGAAAAACTCCGTGAAGAATATAAAAAACAATACCAAGTAAACAACAACCAACATTTTGTTACCCCAGATGAACTCAGAGAATTTTATGACGATGGCGTAGAAATCATAAGAGAAATAGCAAAAGAAAGAGGTAAACACTTTAGCAAACGAGGATGGTATTTAGTTGGATGTGAAGTACCTCTTGTATTGATCCCAAATCCAAAACTACAAAACATAATGTTTCAAGGGTTTTTAGATGTTGTTCTATACCACGAACCAACAAACACATTCAAAATTATAGACATTAAAACAAGCAGACAAGGTTGGAGTAAAAAAGAAAAATCAAACGAACAAAAACAATTTCAACTTATCTTATACAAAAAATATTATTCGGAACTATACAACGTACCAATAGAAAATGTAGAGGTAGAATTTATGATTGTAAAACGCAAAATATTTGAAAGTGAACAATTTACAATCAAACGTGTACAATGGTACAAACCGGCTTCGGGTAAAGTAAAATTGAATAAAGTAACGAAATCAATTGAAGAATTTATAGAACAAGCGTTTGATCGAAACGGTTTTAAACAAGTTGAACACCAACCAAAAATAAATGATAATTGCAAGTGGTGTCCTTTTTATAAGACTCATTTATGCTCTGCGACCTATTGACATCCCTACATATGTATATACGATAATATTAAATTAAAACATATGAGTGATAAAAAACAAGTATTAACAAGTGTCAAACTAGATGTAGATCTATTTGAAAACTTTAAAATTGAGTGCATTAAACGTAAATTTTCATTTCAAAAACTAAGTGAACGAGCAATCCACCTTTATTTAACAGACGAAAACTTTAGAAAACAAATCCACAACCACAATAATTTAAGCTTTGAAAGCGAAGAATAAATTTGTACATTAAACCAAAACAAATACAGTTGTATAGACTCAAAAAACAATTTTTTAGTTATGAATTCAAGTTTTAAGTATCTACCGCAAAATGAGCGGAAAAAAATCATGCTAATTTGTGATGACATTCGAGTACACTCCGGTGTAGCAACAGTGGCGCGCGAATTAGTTTTAAACACAGCCCAACATTTTAATTGGGTTAACATTGCGGGAGCAATAAATCACCCCGAAAAAGGAAAACGATTTGATATTTCCACAGACACCAACACAAACACAGGTTTAACAGATGCTTCTGTTTTTTTGTACCCTGTTGATGGTTATGGAAACCCAGATTTGATCCGCCAGTTAATTCAAATTGAACAACCAGATGCAATCATGTTGATTACCGATCCAAGGTATTTTGAATGGTTGTTTATGATTGAAAATGAAATTAGACAACATATGCCAATCATTTATTTAAACATCTGGGATGATTATCCGGCACCGTTGTATAATAAAGCATTTTACGAGTCGTGTGATGCATTGTTAGCAATTTCAAAACAAACAAAACTAATTAATGAGCTTGTTTTAGGTGAAAAAGCTAAAAACAAAGTAATTGAGTATGTTCCTCATGGATTAAACCATGAATTTTATTACCCGATTGAAAAAGAGAATGAATTAAAAGAACTTGAAGCGTTTAAAAAGCAAATTTTTGGAAACGAAGAAAAGGATTTTGTAGTGTTTTTTAATTCAAGAAACATTAGACGTAAGCAAATTCCGGATACAATGTTAGCTTTTAGGTTATTTTTAGATACATTACCTAAAGAAAAAGCAGAAAAATGTGCTATGGTAATGCACACCGAAATTGTAAGTGAGCATGGAACAGATTTAGAAGCAGTTAGAAAAGTATTGTTTCCAAAATACCCTAAAGCAATTTATTTTTCAACAAACAAGTTAGACAACAAACAATTAAACCAACTTTACAATTTAGCAGATGCTCAAATTTTATTAACATCTAATGAAGGTTGGGGATTGTCGCTAACAGAAGCTATTTTAGCAGGGACTGTAATTATAGCAAACGTAACAGGTGGAATGCAAGATCAAATGAAATTTGAAGACGAATATGGAAATTGGTTTACACCATCACCTAAAATTCCTTCAAACCACACTGGCCGTTACAAAAACCATGGTTCATGGGCGTTTCCGGTTTATCCAACAAACCGCTCAATTCAGGGTTCACCTAAAACACCTTATATTTGGGATGATAGATGTACAGCTGAAGATGCAGCAGCACGTATATCCGAAGTACATGCAATGGATAGGGCAATGAGAAAAGACCTTGGTAAAATAGGAAGACATTGGGCTGTAAACGAAGCTGGTCTTACAGCAGAACATATGGGAGCAAGAGCAATTTACGCGATAGATAAATTATTTAACACGTGGACTCCGCGAGAAAGATATGATCTAATCAACGTTAATGAAATTAAAGAAGACACAATTGATCACGAATTTGTATATTAAAAGTTATGAGTAAACCAACATTTGTAATCTCATGTCCTATCGATTGCTATGCGGGATATGGCGCCCGTTCTCGCGATATCGTTAAAGCGATTATTAAACTAGACAAGTATGACGTAAAAGTCCTACCTCAACGATGGGGAAGCACCCCTATGGGATTTATTAAAAACAACCCTGAATGGGGATTTTTAGCAAAACATGTTCTCCAAACCCCTCAACTACCAGCACAACCTGAAATTTGGATGCAAATTACAGTTCCAAATGAATTCCAACCTGTAGGAAAATACAACATTGGATGTACAGCTGGAATTGAAACAACAGTTGCACCTGCAGAATGGGTTGAAGGTTGTTCACGTATGAACTTAATTTTAGGTTCTTCTGAACATACCATTAAAGTGCTTAAAGAAAGTAAATTTGAAAAACGCGATCAACAAACAAACCAAACAGTAGGAATTATTGAATGGAAAGGTGATAGTGAAGTAATTTTTGAAGGAGCTAACACTGAAACATATAAACAAGTAAAATCAAATTTTGATTTATCTTCAATTAAAGAGGATTTTTGTTTCATATTTGTAGGGCACTGGATGCAAGGACATTTAGGTGAAGATAGAAAAAATGTAGGGTTGTTAGTAAAAGCGTTTTACGAAACGTTTAAAAACAAAGTTAAAAAACCTGCCTTAATCTTGAAAACATCTACTGTAGGCTCTTCTTATATGGATAGAGATGAATTGATTAAACGTATTCAAGCAATTAAAGCAACAGTAAAATCAACTAAC